ATGAACCGGGTTGCCCAATATCTCCGGTCGGCAGCTGATTATAAAATAAAAAAAGGAGTGCCGCCGCCGAATAGTCCGCTTACACAGAAGATAAAACAGGGAGATAAATCCCTGAGGGATTCAGGAGCCTTGGCATCCAGTATCGCCGCACATCATGACAAGTACTGGGCAGATGCTTCCACTAATAAAAAATACGCAAAGATTCAGCAAGAAGGTGGAACGATCAAGCCCAGAAAGGCACAGTCTCTTTGGATCCCCGCAGGTCCTATGACCAGGACTTTGATGAAGCGGTATGGCGCGTTGAGTCCTAAAGATTTGATCAATGCCATGAAATCGGATGGGTATACTTTTTTCTTTACTCCATTGTCAAAGGTGTACATGGCGCAAAAAGGTAAACGTTCTAAACCCTTTGCCCTGTTTATTGTCCGCAGCTCTATAAAAATTCCTGCCCGTCCGTTTCTTTATCACGATAAGGGAGATGAAATAAATATCCTGGCAATCATCAATAACGGAATGATCAAGGAGTTCCGGGACCGTCATAAGGAGAGTATAAAAAAATGATTGTCATTGACGCGTTAGTTCAATCATTACGGAATCGGGGGCTACAGGTCATTGAACAGCCCCAGGCATCCAAACACACCAATACCCATTTGGAATTGTGGCTTATCGGCTTCACGTATGGCGGAGAGAACCGCGATAATAATGCTTTACATTACGAAACCATAACCTTTTCCTGTGATGTTATCTCTGCCGGTGTCGCCCGGAAATTTATTGCGGAACTGCGTCCAGTCCTGCGGACCATGATGGAGTTGGGGCGGGATTCCCTGGATGTGCAGGTACAAGCACCTGATCCGGGAAATCCTAGCCAAACTATCCTTAAAAAACTGAAGGCCCATTTTGAAAAAATAAGTGATGGTGCTTTTGATTGGGAGTCGGAAGACTCCCCTATGCCAGCCCATTTTCGGGAAAGCTGGCGTATAACTATTACATACCCTGCAAGTATTGCAGAATTATAAGAGGAGATAATCATGAGACCTGGCGGAAAGGACGGTAAATTATACCGCATACAGTATGGCGAGACGATACCCGGCGGTGATAGCATCACCATTACCAAAAACGGGTTTTACAAGGTTGTATCAAAGGCGGAAATCAATTCAGGGTTTCCGGTTGCAAACCCTTCGTTGACCGGAACCAAAACACTGGAACCGGGACATGTGTATTATGCCTTTGAGGATCAACCCCTGCATGCAGGAGATGCGGTTAAACCGATGACTTTAAAGATGATCAGTTTTGTAACTGACGTACAGGATAATGCCCAGGGACAAAGCCACGACGTTACCACCCAAGCGGATACTGATTCCGGGATCCGTTCGTACAGTCCCGGAGCGTTTAAAGAGCGGACCGGAAGCATTAACGGCGTGGTTGATGTGGACAGCGAAGAACAATATGAATTGTTCAACGAGTACCGGGAAATTATCTATCAGGATAGTACCCATGTCTCAGTATCAGCGGCAAAATCCATTGAACATGAATACATGATGAGCCGCCGGGAAACTACCGAGACCGGGGAAACAGAAATGTGGGAATATATGCCGCTCATCTCTGAAAGCATCAATACCGCAAAGCCCATGGATGGGGTTCAGTCATTTAGCATCAATTACCGGGTTGATGGACAGCGGAAACCCGTGCTTATTAGCCGGGAGGTAGCCTGATGATCTTATCATCCAAAACAGATTATATCTTTATTCCTTTATTCAACGGAAATAGAGGTTTATCCCCTGCTGATCAAGTGTCCGTGGAGATTATCCGGCCAAAGGCAGAAGAGCGGACGGAGCTTTTTTCCATGGATATTGAACGGAACATTCACTCCGAGGATATTGGTGAAAAGGCAGCGTCTAAAACCGCCCTGACTTTCAAACGCCGGTATGACGTGTCCCGGATTCTCCGCAGGCATATCGGAAAGATTACCAATCTTAAAGATCAAAAAGATGATGACACCATTGTACCGGTGTTGGACGGACCTGCTTTAGCGGAAAGTACCATGTTCGGCATAGGAAGCCTTATTGATGAACTCTGCGTGGAGGTCATCAAAGACACTATTCCTGATAATGAAAAAAAAATTTCCAAAGAGCCTTTGAAATAGTATATTTGGGGTGGCATGTAGAGACATGGCACCCTGAATTTGATGACAAAAAAGAAGTCTTTTCTTTTGGTGCAATCCCCCGCAGAGAAATAAAAACGTACCTTACCGATGATTTCTGGAAAGCATTTCTTCTCTGGCGTAATTATTGCCGTTATGGTCTCCCGTCGGGGAAAGGATGGGCCGCAGAACCCGCAGCTATAATAGATTTGTTCAACCTGTTTGATGATGCCAAAGATATTCTCGATACTCAGAGCCGGGCAGACATTGAACGTAGGAAGGCAAAGGGAAACAATGCAGATCACTGATGAATTGCGGGTCCTGGTAGAAGCTGAAGTTGCTCAGGCAATAAAAAGCATGAAAGACTTTGATAAGGCCATAGGAGATACGGAAAAGGATAGTAAAAAGCTATCTGATGCCCTTTCTGCTGTAGAAAAAAAAGCCCTTGTCATGTCTGGCATCATGATTGCCGCGGGCGGTGCTTCGCTTAAGTTCGCCGCGGAAAATGAAAAATTACATGCTTCCCTGGAGGTATTGCTTGGATCCGCAGAAAAAGCGGCCATGGTGTTTGAAGAATGGAAAGAGTTCGGGGCGTCAACCCCGTTGTCCGTGGAAGAGATTGCTTCTGCCGGTAAATCTCTCCTTGCCTTTGGTATCGAAGCTGAAAATGTAACCGAGACCCTCAGACGATTGGGAGACATATCTCAGGGGATTGGGGCAGGCATTGGGGATATCGCCGAAATATACGGAAAAGCCAGAGTCCAGGGACGGCTTTTCGCCCAGGATATCAACCAGTTGCAGGGACGGGGAATTCCTGTAGTGCAGGCTTTGGCTGAAGTTTATGGGGTTGCAGAAACTGAAATTAAAAATATGGTCTCTGCAGGACATATTGCCTTTGAAGATTTGGAAAAAGCTTTTATATCACTTACGAGCAACGGCGGACAGTTTGAAGGGATGATGGAAAAACTATCATCTACCACCATGGGAAAGTTTTCTACCGCCGCAGATAATGCCCAGCAAGCCTTGGCCGCCTTTGGGGAAGTTATGCTTCCCCTTACTAATGACATATTAGATTTTGCATCAGAAACCCTTGAATCCATTATGAACCTAGATGACGGGACAAAACGGTTTATTCTGGGTATGGGTGGGGTAATTGCGATATCCGGCCCTACCATTGTGGCAATAAAAGGTATAAGCGCTGCCTTAAAAGTATTATCGGCAAATCCCTACATATTGGGAATAACAGCAGCAATTGCCGGCGTAAGCCTTTTAACTGGCTTCCTGGCATCACAAAAAACCGAAGCAGAAAAACTGGCGGAAGCCTATGCTAAAGACCACGAGGAAGCGGAGAAATTACTAGCCGTGTATGGGGATCTTGATGGGGAAAAGACCCTGGATAAAAGGACCACGGAAGAATTGATTCGGTTGTACCCTGAATTGAGCCGACAGGTAAAAGATTATGGTATTACCGTTGATGAAGCCAGAGCAAGCATTGATTTATTCAATAAGGTCCGTAATGGCACTACACACAACGAACGCCAACGGATCCTGATCGAGGAAGCCCATGCGTATGAAGAAATCGGTATGGCGATTCCCGGATTGAGCGAAAAAATGTTTGAAGCCGCCAAACAGACCAAAAACTTTGACGAGGCATTGAGGCAGGCTGCGAAGGCTGAATCTATCCGGCAGAGAATACAGTATCTTTCCCAGGGGGTAAAGGCAGGGGCGGAGGTATTAAAAGCCGAAGCGGATTATATTAGAGGCATTTTGGAAGAACCGCTGAATGTGGATGCAAAACACTGGTGGGAAGGGTTTGCAAGTGCTGAAGATCAAATACAGGCAATTGTAGATGCTTTGGGAAGCCGGGGGAATTTACAAAAGCAGCTCAATGAAACAACCGACTGGGCAAAGGCATTGGCAGATAAAAATATTGCTGCCATGATTAGCATACTAGAAAATTTCGACGGATCCGATCCCAGGATAAAATCTGAAATAGACCAGATGCAGAAGGATCTCAATGCTATTTTCAATGGGCTTACCATTCCTGGACCGCAAAAAACGGGGGCGGGCGCTGCCGCGAAAAAGTCCTGGATGGTCTGGTGGGAGGAAATCACTCAAGTACCCCAGGATTTATTCAAAGGCGCGGGGAAAGATGCAGGATTGATAGCCGGAACTATCTTCGTTACTGGCATGGAAACAGCACTTTCAAACACACAAAGAGTCGCTGATATGATTGGCGAAAAAATTGATATTTCTTCAATCCTGAAATCCCATAACGATGAAATACAAAAAACTCTTGTGGAATTATTCTCTATCGATCCGGGCGATATTGACTATCCTTTTGAGAAAATCGATAAATCCATACAGCAATTGACGAAGCGGTTCCAGGAAAATCAGGCAGAGATCAATACATTAGAAATAGGGCGATTCCTGGAAGACCTGACTCAGAAAAACCGGGATTTTGGGAAGAGTGAACAAGACCTTGCCGCAGCCCGGTTGCAGAATCTTGGCGCAACGGAAGAACAGATTGAAGCCGCCAGAAGGGAAATGGATGAGTATAGCCGAAAGGACATTCTTGAATCCCTGCGCAAGGAGGTAGAGGGGCTTACTGAGGATAAATATGACCTCATCATGGCAACGCTTTTATCAAAAGATGCAACCGAAGAAGAAATTGAGGCCGCAAAGGATTATATCCAAGCGATACAGGATGCAAAAGAAGCGACTAAATCCTTTGAAGAAGTTTTCAAAGACCATATTCAAAATGGCCTCAAGGAAATATTTAAAGATTTAGGCGAACAAGCGGGAGAGACGATTGCAAATATTGCGTTTGATCTGGCGACCATTTCTTTTGACGGCATATTAGGCGGTCTTGAAGCGGTTGGCCAGGCTTTTGCTATGGGGGACGATGCCGCAGCATCCTTTAAAGCGGCTATGGTCTCCATGGCGCAGGAAATCTTAAATGCCCTGCCCATGCTTTTCCTGCAGGCAGGTTTGCAGATGATTGTAAACGGCAACTGGCCTATGGGCCTTGCCTTCATAGCTGCCGCAGGGTCATCCGCACTGATAAATGGATTTGTACAGGGGTCTATCAACCGGGAGACTGAACAAGCAAGTCCGAATGCTCATGGAAACGCATATAAAGAAACCCTTATTCTCCCCTACGCAAAGGGTGGGACCTTCACAAACCAGATTATCACAGCCCCGACTTACTTCCGGCACGGTGGTGGCCTGGGCCTTATGGGCGAAGCAGGGCCGGAGGCTATTATGCCATTAAGGCGGGCATCCAATGGGGATCTGGGGGTATCCGTCTCTGGTGCGGGGTCTGCTTCAGTAATAGTCAATATCATTAACCATACCGGAGCGGAGGTTCAGCAGGAGGAACGGATGGGATCCGACGGAAGCCGGGAAGTCGATATTGTTATTGGCCGTATTGTGGAGACCCAGATATCTTCCGGAAGGTATGATAATGCGTTTCAGTCCCGGTACGATGGTATGAAAAAGAGGGGAATATAATGGCATCCATATCATGGCCGGAAGCTTTGCCGGTGACCTTGAAAATTGCAGGATTGAAAGGTCAATACATGGATCCGGTACTCCGGACAGATATGGACATGGGTCCACAAAAAACCAGACTCCGTTTTACTCATACACCCAAAAAATACAGCGGAACTATTATTATTGATGAATCCAAACGGCAGGTTTTGGATTATTTTTACCGGATCGTTTGCCGGTTTGGTGCTTTACGATTTAACTTTAAAAACCCCCAATCCCTGGAGGTCAGGGAGTTCCGTTTTACTGCCCCTCCCGATGAGTCTGGTTTGGATGATGGACTCTATCAAGTTACGATATCCCTAGAGGAACTATAAATGACTAACACAGCTATTGAGGCATTGACTGCCCAGGAAACCGCAGAAATATTTCTGGTAACCGCTTCCGTATTCGTAGATGGGGTGATAGCCCTTCGTATTGTTAATAATACGGAAGATATCACCTCCCAAGGGGAAGTATACAACGCATTTGCCTTTAATTTTATGATGCCCGGTACCAGTGATCAAGGATTGAAATCCGCTTCATTTGAAATTGACAATGTTGACCGCAGAATCCAGGAAATAATTGAACAGGCCATAGGAAAAGAAGTTACCGCAGAGTTTAATATTATCCTGGCATCACATCCCGATGTAATTGAACGGGGACCCATTACCTTTATCCTGCGAAATTTTCAGATCAATAAACAACGAATACGGGCAGAACTGTATGATTTTTATTTATATGATCTCAACATTCCGGGCTTACAATATACCCCGAAAAACTTCCCGGGATTGTTTTGATGGTACCTTCCTGGGTTGTTCAGTATATTGGCATCCCCTTCCTATCCGGCGGAAGGGACAAAAATGGATGCGATTGTTATGGACTTGTCCGTCTTGTATTACAGGAACAATTTGGCTACCAATTGCCGTTATTGTCCGGCATGTATAAAAATGCCAATGATTGCAGAGAAATAAGGGAATTATTTTCAGAACACATCCCCCTCCTTGCCGGAGAAAGAATTGATCATCCGGAACCAGGCAGCGTTGCCATTATCCGTTTTCGCGGTGTTCCTGTACACGTGGGAATCTTTGTCAGTGATGATACACTATTGCATGTATTGGATGGGATCAATGCCCATATGCTAAAACGGGATTCCCCGAATCTACGGGGAGGCATAGAAGGAATTTACCGTGTCGATAAGAGTTATTGCATTAATCCATCCCTTCTCCACACTTGAGAAGATAGAAAAAGAAGTCGCTGTTCAGTCTGTTAGATGTATATATGAGTCATTGCAAACAGGCCTCCCTATAGATCATTGCCGCTGCCAAGTGGACGGGGAAATTATAACAGATTTTGACTATATCCCCCGGGATGGTGCAACCGTATGGCTGCGGGTTGTACCAAGCGGGACAGGTAACCAGATGCGGGACAATGGTATTGGCATGAAAGTAGCCGGTGGAGCCATGATCCTTGTCGGGGTTCTTCTTTCCATTTTCTCCTATGGTACCTTGGCGTCGGTGGGTGTAGGGTTGATTGGGTCAGGGGTTTCTATGCTCTTGGGTGGAATTGTCATGTATAATATTGACATTCCACTTGAAGGAACCGCCGATAATTCCCCCCAAACAAGGCCGGGGCTCAAAGGCTCTAGAAATACCGCCCGGCATTATGGATATGTTCCTGTATTGTTCGGGAAACACCTGGTTGTTCCCGATTATGCGGCATCCCCCTATATCACGATTTCAAATAATCAGCAGTATCTCACCCAGCTTTTTTGTGCTGGATATAATAATATGGTCCTTGATATCACCAGCTTTAAACTTGGGGATACACCGCTTATTGAATTATCAGGGACAAAAGATATACAAAAAATACTTTCCGGACAGGATGATATTATAAAACTGGAATTATTATCCGATGGCAATATGGGAAGTTTGTATACCAAATATGTTAGTCCCATTGATATCAACCTTCAGGTACAACAGACGCTTTCTGATGGATCCTCCGGTGCTGTCATACGGACCACTCCCAATAATACATTAAAGGTTGACATTAATTTTTCTTTTCCCCAGGGACTTTTTGGGATTTCCGACAATGGTTCAATGATGAAAATAGGGGTGTATGTTAAACTATTTGTTAAGCCGAAGGATTCACCGGATAGTTCTTATACGGCATTGGGCTATATTACTGGAAATGACGGAATTGTTTCCGGGCAGACAAAGGATGCCTTATATTATAGTGTTTCAGCCGTGCTTCCCTATGCAGGGTCCTGGACAATAAAAATTGAAAATGGCGGACCAGCACCGGTTGCTACGGGTCAACCCGTATTGCCAGGTACTGGCATACCTCATACAAAAACAAAGTACGATAGCTTTTACGCCCTATCAATGAACGCTTACCGGGATGACGAGCCCGTTGACGTATCAATCCGGAATAAGTTGTACCTTTTGGCTATTCGGTTGCGGGCAACGGATAGGATTAATAATGTCATAGACAATTTTAATTTTGTTGCTACCGCAAAGCATTTGGCGTATAAAGGTACCGGGTCTGGTCCTTCTGCATGGAAGGAAGCGGAAACAAAGAATCCTGCATCGGCAATGCTATTTACATTATTAGGCCAAGTAAATAGAAAACCCGTGGACATAAAATATATAGACTGGAAGGCATTTGAACAGTTTTATATGTGGTGCGAGACTCATTCATATTCTTGCTCTGTTATTATGTCTGACAAAATGACCTTGATGGATTTATTGAAACAGATTGCATTAACCGCAAGGGCGGTACCCACAAAAAAGGACGGACTTTTTTCACTAATACAAGACATTTCCCGGGATGCTCCAACCCAAATGCTTACTCCCAAAAATACCATTGATTATTCGGAAACTATTGCATTTGCGGACATTCCCAAGGCCTTGGAAATGCAGTTTGTTTCAGAAAAAGCAGGATGGAAGAATGATGTCCGGTATGTGTATAACACTTCATCGGGGGATCAGGAAGAAACGGATCCGTCAGAAAAACAGGAAGTAAACTTGTGGGGCGTTACCGATGAGGTTCAGGCATTCTTGATAGGCCGGTATGATTATGCCTGTTCATTACTCCGCCCCCGTCAGCATACCATTACCGTAGATTTTGAATATCTCATGGCCCAAAAAGGCGAATGGATAAAATATTCCGGAGATATGGCGCTGAGAGGAATTGCCTGGGGACGTATAAAAGCCCTTATAACAGAGAATGGAACTACCACTGGTTTTTTCCTGGATGAATATTTTGAAATGGAGGAAGGAAAATCCTACCAGTTCCGGGTTCGTACCTCTGATAATAAACAGACTCTATATTATCTGGTCACCCAGCCGGGCTTT